CAAGGCTCGCGAGCGTTATAGCTTTGGAGTCTCCGACCCACTAGGGGTCTGGGGTTCACCCGGAGCGTAGTTTAGGTTGGGGGTGGGAGCGATACGTCGCTTCTGCCCCCAGTCTTCTTTTTTTTCCTGACTACCGGAAACGGTAGACACTAGCCAAGACAGGAGAGCTTAAATGGCTAATACAACTTTTAGTGGACCAGTAAGGTCAGAAAACGGATTCACAGTAGTTTCTAAAAACGCTACCACAGGCGCGTTTACCACCTCTTTTACTTATGATGGTTCAGGGATGCAGGTTGCACCTGTAACCTTGTCCGATGCGGATACTACGCTGACTGCGGCCACCCACGGTGGCAGGGTTGTTGTGGTTCCAGCCCTTGGAGGTAACCGTACACTGACACTCCCCAGTCCTTCTGAGGGTGTGTCTTTTAAGTTTATCTACGGTGGAGCGGCAGAAGAAGCAGAGAATCTGATTATTGACACTGGTGCTGATGCTAACTTCTTCATCGGTGGTGTTGTTCATCTGGACTCTAATGCGGACAATGTGTCCGTGTACGCAAATGGTAGTTCCAACTCAATTCTGACTCTCACGGACTTTGGTCTCATGGAGGTCAATATCGTAGCAAAAGATTCAACGAATTGGATTATCTGGGGCTATACAGAAGGTGCAGATGCACCTGCGTTTACAGATCAATCGTAATTAACAAGATAGGGTCACCCATCTATCTGGGTGGGTGACCACATCTTCTGCTATGGGCAGAGCGAAAGCTCCCGTACCCATAAGGAGACTTTTAGATGGCCGACGCAGTAACTTCTCAAACTCTGCAAGACGGCGACAAGGTCGCTGTTATGAAGTTCACCAACATTTCTGACGGGTCAGGCGAGGCCGCCGTCAAGAAGGTGGACGTTTCCGCTCTACAAACCCAGTCAGGTTCGGGAGCCTCCTGCACAAGCGTGACGATTGACCGTGTGTGGTATGAGTGCAGTGGCATGGCTGTAGACCTCCTGTGGGATGCATCAACAGACGTGCTTGCTTGGACACTTAGTGGGTATGGATATTTTGATTTTAGACAAGCTGGACCTCTAGTTAATAATGCATCTAGCCCAACTGGTGACATCATGTTTACCACCACAGGGGCTGGTAGCGGAGATCGCTATTCCATAATGCTTTCTATGACAAAGAGCTATGAATAATGCCCGACTCCAAGTTTCAGGACGTAATTAAAAAGAAAGCTGAAGAAGTTAATGATGACGGATATTACAGCAAGCTTGTAAAAAACTACCCTCAACAAAAAGAGGAAGTAGGCTATACAAGTAAGATTGCAAAAAAGTATCCTAACTGGAGAGCTATTTAATCGTGCCTTTCAAGAGCGAAAAGCAGAGAAAGTGGATGCATGCCAATAACCCTGATATGGCACAAGAGTGGGAAGGCAAAGCTTCTGGTGGCTTATTAAGGCGGGCTGTAGCAAACACAATACGTCTTCCTGATCTGGCAAGGTTGAGGAGCGGGGGGATAGTGAAAACCGGCTCAAAGTTGCCGGGATCCTGCATGGATGCGACTACTAGAGCCCTAAACAAGTTCAAGGAGAGTTGAAATGGCTACTTCTGGAACAGCAACCTTTAATTTAGAAATATCAGAAGTTATTGAAGAGGCATTTGAACGATGCGGGCTACAAAGCAAAACAGGCTATGACATAGAGACTGCTCGCAGGTCTTTAAACCTTCTTAGTCTTGAGTGGGCCAACCGTGGACTAAACTTTTGGTGTGTAGAGCAGGGAACTGCTAGTACAACGGCCAGCACCTCTACAATCACACTTCCAGCCGACACGATAGATCTTATTGAGCATTGGATCCGCGATGGGTCGGGCACATCTCAAAATGATCTCCCTCTGTCACGTTTTAGCGTATCTCAGTACTCAACGATACCTAACAAGCTTACCGAAGGTCGTCCGGTAAACCTTTACATCGACAAACAACAGGCCGCACCGGTGGTATATTTGTGGCCTACCCCTGACAAGGTGTACACATTTGCCTATCAACGTATTAGGCGAATAGAAGACACTGGAGCAGTTGGATCTACGAACCCCGATGTGCCTGCACGTTTTTTACCTGCATTGGTATCGGGGCTTGCGTTTAATATTTCGCAGAAATACCCAGAAGCGTTTGTGCGTTCTGCGGAGTTAAAGCAAGAATACGAGTTTCAGTGGGATCTAGCTCAACAAGAAGACCGTGATCGTGCTTCGGTGCATTTTGTACCCGGAGGTTATTAATGGCACGATTCGCTAATGGTAAATACGCTTTTGGCTTCTGTGATCGCACCGGTTTTAGATACAAATTGAAGGACTTGGTTCCTCAAGTGAGGGCGGGTCGAATGACTGGCTTAATGGTCGGTCGCGACATGCTTGACGAGGACCAGCCTCAAAACTTCTTAGGTAGACTTGGCGATTACGCAGACCCACAAGCGTTGAGGGATCCTAGGCCAGATATATCTCAAGATACTAGCAGAGAGTTGTTTGCATTTGATCCAGTCGGTAACGGTAATGGAGGCGGATCCGGAAACCTTGTTGCACACGGCAAGACTGGAAAGGTTACGGTAACGACATGAATTACAGCGAATTGACTGATGCAATTAAGGATTACTCGAACAACACTGAAACAAACTTTGTTGCGGCAATACCTACGTTCATCAAACAAGCTGAACAAAGGGTATACCGCTCAGTAAATCTGCCAGTAAATCGCAAGAATGTTGCGGGTAACATGACTGATGGTAATGCGTACTTGGCGATGCCATCTGACTTTTTGTTTCCCTTCTCTTTGTCAATAACCAGTTCTAGCAATCAAATCTTTTTGCTCAACAAAGACGCAAACTTTATTAGATCGACGTATCCAAATGCATCTACAGAGGGAACGCCAAAGTATTACGGAGTCTTTGATACAGACACGTTTATTATCGGACCCACGCCAGATGCTAATTACGTCACAGAACTACATTATTACTACCAACCAAGCTCTATCGTTAGCTCCACAACGTCATGGCTGGGCACCAATGCTGACACAGTGTTGCTGTACGGATCCTTGATAGAAGCGTACACCTATATGAAGGGTGACGCGGACATGATGCAACTATACCAACAAAGGTATGCTGACGCCTTGTCTTTGCTAAAAATGCAAGCAGAAGGTAGAATGACAGGAGATGAATATCGTGATGGACAAATAAGGACGATACCTAGTTAATGTTCGATATTGATTCGGGAGTAGGAAACGTAACAGTTACCACCAGCGTTAATGGCAATCTTGGTCCAAGTCATTGGGCAGAGAGGGCTTCAGATATGATTATTTCCGTAGGGAAAAATGCTCATCCTACTATCGCTGAACAAGCAAAAGAGTTTAAGGCTTATATTCACAAGGCAGTACAATATTTTATATGGGAAGCGATAAAAGAAGATCGCTCTAAGGTCATTACCCTGTTGAGGTCAGCAGGTCATAATGACTTGGCTAACTCAGTGGAGAAACTATAATGGCATTTTCAGGAAATTTTATGTGCACCTCTTTCAAAAAAGAATTGATGGAAGCTGGTCACAACTTTAAAAATTCAGGTGGTAATACCTTTAGGATGGCTTTGTATACAGATAGTGCGTCATTCACTGCCGCTACTACAGCGTATACCAGTTCTAATGAGATTACTAATGATGCAGGATCTGCCTATACTGCCAAGGGAGAATCACTAACTCGTGTAGATCCTACGACAAGTAGCACGACCGCCTATACTGATTTTGCTGATGTTTCGTGGTCTACTGCTACGTTTTCGGCTATGGGTGCAATGATCTTTAATGATAGTCATACGGGTGATGCGGCTGTCGTTATTTTAGACTTTGGTGCATTAAAGACAGCTACCGCTGGTACGTTTACGGTTGCCTTTCCTGCGGCAGATGCGAGTAATGCGATAATTCGTATAGCCTAGTATGGCTAATGTAACAGGCTGGGGCCGGTCTACATGGGGTTCTGGCACGTGGGGTGAAGCTATACCTGTTGAAGTAACAGGTTTAGCAGGTACAAGTGCAGTAGGTTCTGTAACAGTTACAGGTGATTCAAATGTTACAGCTACAGGACTGGCTGGTACAGGTGCAGTAGGTTCAGTATCAGTAACTGCAGATGCAAATGTTGCTCCTACGGGAGTAAGTGCAACAGGTAGTGTCGGAAGCGTTACGGTAACAGGTACAGCAAATGTTACTTTGACGGGAATAGCTGGGACAAGTGCAGTAGGGTCGGTTAGTGTTTCGGGAGATGCGAATCTTTCGGTAACAGGCTTGGCTGGAACAAGTGCACTAGGCTCGGTAGCAGTAACTGTAGACGTATCAATATCTGTTACGGGAATTGCTGCAACTAGTGGGCTGAGTTCAGTAACGGTAGCAGGTGATGGCAACGTTGATGTTACTGGGTTGGCTGGGACAAGTGCACTGGGAAGTGTGACCTTTATTGGATCAGTCGAGATAGATGCGATAGGTGTAGTTGGTACGACAGGAATAAGCAGTGTAAATATATGGAGTGTTATAGATGGCTCACAGACGCCAAACTGGACAGCAGTTAGCGATTCACAGACACCTTCTTGGTCTAGTGTTAATGATGCACAAACCCCAGGATGGTCTGATGTCAGTGACTCGCAAACTCCAAGTTGGTCTGATATAAGTGATTCACAAACCCCAGGATGGGATGATGTTCCAACATAAAATTATTTTTAGCTAGGAAAATATAATGTCAAGCACATATGTAAATAATTTACGATTGAACGAGATGGCTACAGGTGATGGGTCAGGAACCTGGGGAACAACTACAAATACTAACTTAGAGTTAATAGCAGATGCTTTTGGGTATGGCACAGAAGGTATTACTACTAATGCTGATACTCACACGACTACTATAGCAGATGGTGCAGCAGATGAAGGCAGAGCATTTTATGTAAAGTATACAGGTACATTGGACTCAGCCTGTACTATTACAATAGGCCCAAACACGATTAAGAAAGTTTGGATTATTGAAAATGCTACTAGCGGTTCTCAGAATATTATTATGAAGCAGGGAACTGGTAGCACTGTTACGATAGGAAATGGTAACGTCGCTGTAATTTATGGTGATGGTGCTGGTGCTGGTGCAGCTATGACAGATGCATTTGCTGACTTAGAATTGAGTAGCACACTCACTGTAGCTGGTAATGTAGACTTTAACGGTGCTTTGGACGTAGACGGCACTACCAACCTAGACGCAGTAGACATTGATGGTGCAGTACAGATCGACTCAACAGTTACAGTTGGTGTTGATGACACAGGATATGATGTCAAGTTCTTCGGTGATACAGCCAGTGCTTACATGCTATGGGATACCTCTACAGATGATTTAGTCTTAGCAGGTGCCGCAGGAATTGACTTAGCGGGTGACTTAGATGTTGACGGCACTACTAATTTAGATGCAGTAGATATCGACGGTGCAGTACAGATTGATTCAACGGTTACGGTTGGTGTCGATGATACTGGATATGATGTAAAGTTCTTCGGAGCTACGGCCAGTGCTTATATGTTATGGGATGAATCTGCCGATGACTTAATCTTAGCGGGTGCTGCAGGACTAAGTGTGGACGGTACTACCGATTTAGATAATACAGATATAGATGGAACACTGGTCGTAGATGGCTCAAACATTTCATTGGATTCTACATCTACACTAAATATAGACAATTCTAATACCTCAAACGGTATTACTGTGGGTACTGCAACATCTGGAGTCCCAATTTCAATCGGCCATACTACATCAGAAACAACCGTTAATGACAATTTTACAGCAACGGGAACATCTACTCTTACGGGAGCAGTTACTGCTAGTGGAGGGATCACATCTACTGCAGCCTCCAATACCTTTGGTGCAAGTTCCTTTAATGATGCCAATATCACTAACGTCGGAGACATTGCTTGCGACAGTGTTTCCTCAGACGGAAGTACAGCAACAGTAATAAAGGGAGCGGCAAGTTCTGGAGCAACGGAACTCGCTGACTCTGTATCTAATGCTGGCTTATTTATACAGAGCAAGACTGGCACTGGTGCTGGCTATGCTTTAGGAGTGACTAGTGGGGCCGATCCATATATACAGGGGGTCTTTAGTAGCGAGGATGCCACCAGAGATCTCGTGCTACAACCCTATGGCGGTACAGTCTATGTTACTGGTGCCTTGTCGAAGGGATCTGGATCTTTCAAGATTCCACATCCACTGCCGTCAATGACAGATACGCACGACCTCGTACATTCATTTACAGAGAGTCCAAGGGCAGATTTGATTTATAGAGGTTCTGTCGCTCTTTCTGGTGGAAGTGCCAGCGTGGATCTGGACGAATCGGTTGGATTGACAGACGGCACTTGGGAACTACTCTGCCGTGACCCACAAGTCTTTTTGCAGAACGAAGATGGATGGTCGGCACTCAAGGGATCGGTATCAGGGTCAACACTGATTATCAGTTGTGAGGATACAAACAGCACCGACACAATTAGCTGGATGGTCGTAGCTGAAAGACAAGATGAACACATGAAGGAGTCTGGTACTGATTGGACAGACAGTGATGGCCGTCCAATCCTTGAACCACTAAAGCGAACCAGTTAAAAATGGAAAGTGAAATGATGAATTTAGTATCTCTGCTCGCTATACCAGCTGCAGCAGGGGCCGCTTATGGCGGAGTTAAAGCTGGATTAAATGGGACTAGACAGTCCCTCGCTCAGATAGAGCGTACTGTAAATCGTATTGGATCAAAGGTAGATACACATGGAGAACGTCTGGCATCTATAGAAGCTGAGACAGCGAATCTTAAGGAAAGAATATCTAGCAAATAATGATAGGAATACTTATATGCCATTAGCAAAAATTAAACCCCAGCCAGGATTATACACGGATGGTACTAGGTACAGTGCCGAAGGCACCTGGTATGATGCTGACAAGGTACGTTTTCGTAAAGGTTTTGCTGAAAAAATAGGTGGGTGGACAAAATATGTATTGTCTACTTTTATGGGAACTGCAAGAAGGCTACACGACTGGGTAACAAATAGTGGAAATGCTTATATAGGTGTTGGCACAAGCCTTAAGCTATATGTGAATCGGGGTGATGCGTACTATGATATTACCCCAATACGCAAGACTGTTTCGCTGGGCACAGATCCTATAGCAGAAGTTAGTGGTACTGCTGTATTAACAGTTACGTGTGCATCTGCACATGATGCTGTTATTGGTGATTATGTAACCCTTGCTGGATCGGATGCTCTTGATGGCATAACAGCACCACAGGTTAATACTGAACATAGAATTTTTGCATTAGGTGCCCCAGACAATAGTGATCCTTCTACAAAGTTTCGTATTCTAGCTGCAGCTAAAGCTACCTCTACTGATACCGCTATAGGTGGCTCTAGTGTTACGGCCGCATTTCAAATTAATTGTGGTCTTGATACTTATGTTTCTGGGTCAGGATGGGGAGCCGGTACGTGGGGCATAGGAACTTATGGCTCACTAACAAGCGTTGGCCAGTCTGGACAGCTACGTGTTTGGTCTATTGTTAATTTTGGCGATGATATGTTAGCTAATGTCAGGCAGGGTGATGTTTATTATTGGGATGAAACCATAAGTACTGATGGAGATGGTGTAAGTACTCGTGCTAAAAAATTAAGTGAAGTAACCCGTAGAACAATTACACTTGCAGCTAATCCTATTACTACAGCAAACGGTACTACATCTGTAACTGTAACTGATAATTTTGGTCATGGGGCTGGCGTTGGAGATACATTTACTATTTCAGGTGCTTCTGGGGCTATAGGAGGTATTGCAGAGTCACGTTTTAACTCAGAGTTTACTGTTGCTACTGTTCCAACTAAAACAACTCTTACGTTTGATATTGGTGGTGCAGATGCAACGGGTGATGCATCAGGCGGGGGCAGTGCTGTACAAGTAGTTTATCAGGCAGGTGCTTATTATACACCAGTAGCTGCTATACAAGTTATGATATCCGATGTTGCTCGACACGTGATCTGTCTTGGATGTAACCCTATAGGATCAACGAGTATTAATCCTTTGTTTGTTCGATGGTCTAGCTCTGAAAATGCATCACAATGGCAACCGCTTTCTACTAATAGTGCTGGTGGTCAGGAGCTATCTCAAGGATCTGAGATTATAGGTGGTATAACATACAGGCAGGAGATTCTTATTTGGACTGATAATGGTATAGTAAGTATGAGGTATATTGGATCTCCATTCTATTTTTCCTTTACTGAAGTAGCTAAAGGAATGTCTATGGCTTCTCCCAGTGCGGCGGTAGCCGCATCAGGAAGTGTATACTTTATGGATCGTGGAGAGTTCTATATTTATGCTGGATCTGTACAACGATTGCCGTGCCCTGTATTAAGTACCGTTTTCGATGACTTTGATCATTCGCAAAGACATAAGGTTTTTGCAGGATCTAATCCAGATTTTTCAGAAGTATGGTGGGTATATCCATCTGAATCTGGAGATGGAGAAAATGATAAGTATGTAATCTATAATTACGAAGAAAATGTGTGGTATACGGGAACGATAGTTCGTGCGGCTTGGGTGCATGGAGCAACAAAAGATTATCCGATTGCTACTTCTATTCGCAAGAAATCTTTGGCGGATGCTTTTACCACAACGAATACTTCGGGCACTATTACAATTTCTGATACAGGGCATGATTTACGAGTAGATGATAAGATTATACTGAAAGATGTATCTGCCGTTGGCGGTATTACAGCTACAGTTTTAAATAATGAACACACTGTAGCGTCCGTAGTTAACGCAGATTCATATACGATTACGTTGGGAGACTTAGCTACTTCTTCAGAAACTGGTGGTGGAAGCCTAGCTACAGGGCTTTATCCAAATGTTATATACAACCATGAAAATGGGCACGACGATGACGGCACAGCTTTAACAGCTTATATAGAAACTGCCGACATGGATCTTGGAGAGGGTGATCAGTTTTGGTTTCTTAAGAAATTGATACCTGATATTAAATTTAGGGATGGTGATTCTGGTAGTGAGGTAACGCTTAGTATCAACGGACATGACTATCCTGCATCAGCACAGTCTGCACTTGCTTCTGCGACAATAACATCGTCAACTGAGCAAGCTCATATACGTGGTAGAGCTAGGCAGATATCTATGAAGGTACAAAGTACAGGTTCGGGGTACGGGTGGCGTGTAGGTGACGTGAGGTTAGACGCTAGAACGGACGGCAAAAGATGACCATTAAACAGTACAGGGCACTAAACGTAGCACCTCCTGAATATCAACAACATGACGAAGGTATTTCTCGAAGAACTATAGAGCAAAACTTTGAAGATGTTAGCACGGACATGAATGCACAAAAACAATACATTGATAAGGATGCTTCTTTGGCATTACGTAAATACCAGTTCTTATTGCTAGGAGCTAGTAATGGCTGATAGCTTTAAAGTACTGGGGCAACTAGCTCCATCGGCTACAACAAACACGGACTTATACTCCGTGCCAGAAGATACACAAACTACTGTTAGCTCTATAGTAGTCTGTAATCAAACAGGTAGTGCCGTTACCTTTAGATTGGCTGTTCGCCCCATGGGAGCCGCTATAGAGCAGAAACAATATATATATTATGACAAGTCTGTAGCAGCGAATGATTCTGCATTTTTGATTATAGGTATGACCTTAAGTGATGATGATGTAGTTACGGTATACGCCAGTTCGGGCAGTATGTCGTTTAGCATCTTTGGTGTAGAGACGAGTTAATATGAATAGGTATCCAAGTTATAGAGGTGGCGGAATCACTAGATTGCCCCATTATGGAGTAGGTGGATTTTTTGGGGGACTAACAGGGGGCCTATTCGACCTTCTTAAGGATGTGGGTCCACAGGCATTGAGCTATATGAATCCCTACATAGGTGTACCAGCAGGTATTCTTAAGGACAAACTGGAAGGCAAAAGCTGGAAGCAGTCATTGGTGGGCGGAGCCAAGAATTTGATGTTTGATCAGGCACTAAAGGCAGGAATGGCCAAGGCGTCAGGAGTGCCTGGTCTTGAAGAACAACAGGATCTACTTAATGAAGCTAGAGCGAAATATGGTGGTGATTCAGTTGAAGTTTCTGAATTGTCAAAAAGTTTTGATGAAAATGAATTTGGTTTAGGAAGCTTGTGGAAGAACCCTAAAAGCCTAACGGATGTCTTTAAGGGTGGAGTAGATTATTATACTGATCCTAAAAATCGTACTCTAATGACATTAATAGGTAGCTTAGATAATCAAACTCAAGCAGATATACTAAATCAATTTGGCAGAATGAATCCCGATATTATAATGCCGGCAACTGGAGGGGGTGAAGGCAGGACTGCCAGTGCTGTCCCTATAGATAGTAGTAGGCAGGGTTATGCAAACACTTTGGTAAGAATGGTAAATGGTGGAATCCTTCCTGGTTATGAAAATGGTGGAGAGTATGATGAGCCAGGGATGTATGGACATGATTATAGATTCGCAGATCCAGAACGTGATCGTAGATTAAGTGAACTTAGAGCGAAAGAAGCTCAAGAGATGCGTGATAGACGTGCACAACAAGAAATGGCTGCACAAAGAGAAAGAGATCGTCTTGAAAGGCAACGCCTTGAAGCTTTAAAATCTAGTCCTATAATGCCCGCACCAGGTGCAGAGGGGGAAGGAGAAGGAGAAGTTGATATAGGAGATATTGGAAGGACTACTGCATTTACAGACGACACTATTAGCTCAACTCCTACGGTACCCCCAGTAAATGAAAATCCTTATGGGCCAGATCTTGGACCTAATCCTACGCAAGCACAGATTGATGAACGAGCTAGAAAAATAGCAGAAGAAACCCGCAGACAGCTAGAAGGGCCAGATCCGTTACTTGAAAATCCAGTAGGTGCAGAGCCAGATCCCGACGGTGGTGGTGAAGCTCCAGAGGGATTTAAAGATGAAAAAGGAGAAGCTCCAGATCCTGTTGAATTTTTATATACTGGAGAGTCTGGGCATGGCACAGATATGGGGCCAGGATATGAGTATCCTACCTTTAAAAAACCTATAATGCCAGGAACGTCTGAGAGGGCAGCAGATCCAAGAGATTTGAGACCTACTGCTGAAGGATATAGAGCAGGATTTATGCCAGAAACTGCACGTACAACTGGTGGAAGTATAGAGCATGGAGCCGATCCGTTTGCTCCTCTTGGCAGTCCAGAAGCAGGTTCACGGTATGCAGATCTAGTTAATAGGCTGGAACAACCTCCTATAGATAGAACACCTGTTGCTACGGTAGCAAAAGGTGGAATGATACCTGGATACCAAGAAGGTGGTATGACAGGAACGATGCCTCCAGAGTTGATGGAAATTGTTAGAGAAGCATTAATGAATCCATCTATGGAATCTAATGAGATTTTACAAATCTTAGCACAACAGTATCCACAGGAAATGGCGGCGATGATACAACAAGTTGGGGGTACACAGCAAATGAATACTGGTGGTATCGTAACTAAGGGATATATACCAGAGTTTGCAGATGGTGGTATGGAAAGTAGCGGTGCCGTAGACGATAGGGTTGCTGTAAGTAAGGACGATTTAGTAGAAGAAGATTTTCAGGATAGGCTAGAAAATGGTGGGCCAGTTGATGTCGTAGCGGCATTAGCTCCTAATGAATTTATTATAACTGCGAATCAGACTCTAAAATCTGATCCTGAAGATATGGTAGAAGCAGCAGAAGCAATTCCTCCAGACACACCGCCAGGTGAAGAAGTCTGGAATAGCTTTACAAATAATTTAGATAGAGTCATATAAAAGAATTAAACCTGTGAGAAAATTATGCGTGGTATAATGGGGTTACAACGTGGCGGTCAAGTATATCCAGATCAATCTGATTCAGCTAGGGCGGAATTTCGGTATCGGCAACAGATGAGAGATCCCGATAGGACTACTCGTATGCTATTGGAAATGGCAGGACATGAATTTCCAGAACCAACCGAAAGAGATAGATGGTTAGAAAATATGATATGGCTTGACTCTCTTGGCGTACAGCGTGGTGAACGCCCTATGTTAGAAGATAAACCTTGGTGGATAGACTTGGCTAACTATTTAAGGGGTAGAGCATCTGGTGGTATTATTCCTGGGTATGAGGATGGTGGTCCGACTCCCTCATCAGTACAGACTTATGACTATGGTGTGCCTGTACAGACCGAACAGCAATGGGCAGATCTTACAGATCGTGTAGTAGATGAAGGATCTCGTGAGTATACTCCTTACGGAGGGCAAAGACTTGCAGGATTTACTCCACAGGAAATCGCAGCACAGCAAGCAACAGAAGCCTATTCTACTGGCCAGGGTCCACAGGGCACTATTGATGCACAAACAAGCCTACAGACTGCAGGACAACAACAGTCAACAGCAGGTAGCTTAGATCCGTATATGAGTCAGTACACACAGAATGTAACAGACCCTCAGTTGAGACAGTTGGCTCAGTTTAATCAACAGCAAATGCAAAATATTGGATCACAGGCTGCGGGATCAGGAGCGTTTGGAGGCTATCGCCAAGGCGTGATGCAACAGCAACAAGCCATGGATACCTCACAGCAAGCGGCGGACATCATTGGTACTGGACAACAAAAGGCGTTTGAGTCTGCACAGCAAGCCCTACAAGCTGATAGACAGGCCGCACTAGGGGCAGGGCAAGCACAGACTACCCTTGGGGGACAACAGCAAGCACAGCAAAGGCAGAGGCTGGGTGACTTGGGTATGGTTGGACAACAGCGTCGTGACCTACAACAGAAGTCCTTAGATGTTGGATATCAGGATTTCCAGAATCGCCTAGATCAGGAACGGAAAAATATAGACTGGCAAACTCAAGCTATGAGTAAGATGCCTTATAAGGGAGGAGTGACTCAGACAAGCTATGGAGAACAGCCGACTGATTGGGCTAAAACTACGGCTGATGTTACTGGTTCCCAGACAACACAAAATATACCAGGCCAGAGACATGGGGGTATAGTGGGTCCGATGTATAGTCAATTCCTTAGAGGGATGAGGAGATAATCATGGCACTCAGTCTACATCAACAAAGCGAATTATTAAGCGGTGTAACTAATGAGTACTTGCAAAAGCTCCTGCAAAATCCTGAGATGATGAAGGAATTGGAATTAATGGAGGCACCTGTTTTAATTGAGGTTGCCTCAAGAAATCCTGATACAAAACCACAGGTTAATACTAATACTATTAGAGACCAGAAGTTGCAGGGTATGCAGGAAGGTATGCAACAGCCGGTCATGCCAGGAGAAATGGGCGAAATGCCGACAGATATAGGTCAGTTTGCCCAGGGCGGTATAATTCCAGGCTATCATTCTGGTGGTAATATTGCTCCCCATGTACATGGAATAGATACTCATTTTGAAGGTGACGATCCTGAAGCATTCAATCCTAATATTTATGATTTTAGAGATAATATGCCGGCAGGTTATGAATGGATGGGGGATCTTATGGATATCGCAAATGCAGTTGGATCAGTCCCTGCACCTTTTACAACTAGTGCAGATATGGAGCCTTTTGCGGGAAAATTACGCTCCCCAGAAGCTAGTGAAGTGAGAGCCTTGTTTGAGAATGATGCTGACGAGTCAGATAAGGTAGAACGGGATTGGATGGGACGTCGTATTGTTCAGGAACCTATAGAATCACCTGAAACAGGAATGAGTGATGATGAAGTTTGGCGTCAGTATGCAGGGCGATTACCAGCACAATTCATAAGAAGATATGGTAGACAAAATACTGAAGATCCTTCTGGCAACTATATGGATAGATTTGAAAATGCAATAATTGATTTAATGACACCGAGTGAAGGTGCAGGGAGTGCAACGGGTCTTTTAAGTTTAATTGCCGACGAAGAAAAAAGACGACAAGAGGAAACTCCCGAAGAAAGGGACAGAAGATTGGCACGTGAAGAAATCTTTGGAAGACAGGAAGAGGAGTTAGGACTCTTAAGAGGAAGTCATGCTCAAGAGATAGAAGATATGAAAACACAAGCATTCATAAACAATCTACTGCTGAAAGATGATTACGGTGACTCTATATCAGCTATATGGAAACGCAAGGGAGAACAGCGAGGAGAAATAGCAGACCTGCAGGGACTAATTGATACAGGTAGGTTAACCTCGTTTGATGAGGCTGCAAATCGTAGTAGGCAGTCATTGTTTGAGTTAGAGGCTGGACTGAAACAGGCAATGATAACTGCTGACCGAGCCGATCAGATAAAGGCGGCGGAACTTTTACAACGTGCAGAAGAAGTTCGAGCCACTATTGAAGCAGGAAAACGGGTAACTCCGGCTTCCCTGGCTTCTATTATAAGTGATTTAAGAATACTTGCGACAAGTTTAACTGGCAAAAATGAAGAGATTGTTGAAGATGAATTAGGTAGGCTGGTTGATATGGTTGATGTAATCTTTAATGCAAATATGCGTTCTTCAGTGGCTGACGAGCCTAGATATTAAATTATGTCTAATGGCATTTTTGGATTACAGAAGCCTGGACAACAACGTATGCGTACCCTTTATCTTAGCGATGGGACTACACAGGAAATACCTGAAGCAGATTATAACAATATTGTAAGTGGTAGCACGCCCGATTCCTTAGATTTAAGACAATTAATTAATACGCAGCAACCACAGGATATCGATTGGCTTAAAACACTACAGCCTTTCCAGCGAAGTGGTGGTTTACCAGGATATATCTTACAACAGCACAATCCATTAGATACTGTAGAGCGTGTTGGAGCCTCGTACAATCCTCTGGACTTTCTGAAGGCACTCAAAGAAGACCCAGGCTATGCCAAGGATGTGGCAAAAGCCCCTGTTAGGGAATTATTGACTACACCTTTACGTGGTTTAAAGGGTTTTTTGAATTGGGCTACACCGGATATTGAGTTGCCGTTTGAAGAAACATTAAAAGATATTATTGATAGAGGAGTACTTCCTGGTTTAGAGGCCGATCCACGGTATCAAGGAAGAATGGGTACTGCAATCTCTGGTGCTATGGGCCAGCTTGGTGCCTTTGCTGGTGTAGCTGGTTTAGCCGCATTAGCTGTACCAGGTGCTGTTGTTTCTCTTCCAGTCTTAGGAACTGTAGGTTTGGCTAGTTTGGCGATGGGTGCAGGGATGGGCTTTGAAACCCAGGCAGATAGATTCCATGAATATGAGCGTAGATCGGGCAGGGATCTTCCTTGGATGTCTGAACTGTCTGCCATTACTGCTGGTGGAGTTATTGGCCTTACTGAAGTTTTGCCACTTAAGATTGGTAGATATGGGTTTAATCGAAAATTTTGGCCTGTTCAAAGGGCATTACCTGGACGGCTTGCCCCGATAGGATCTGCATTGAGAGGTGGACTGGGAGAAGGAACACAGGAAGCAACCGCAGGAGTAGCACAAACATTGGTTGCAAAAGCCTATGATCCTCAAGCGTTTGAGAACTGGGCTAAAGAAGCTGAACAAGAGTTTGTAGTGGGTGGTGCAGCAGGTGCTATAGCTTCGTTGGTGCGAGCTATGTTGCCTGGTAAACATGGTTCAGGCGGTGATAGAAATAGTGATGCTTCAGCAGAAGTAGAGCTTAGACGATTTGAAAGGGATCACGGTTATAGTCTTTCAAATAGAGAAGAGTATGTTCAAAATGTTGGACAAAGACTACGTGAGAAAGGAGTGTCAGAAGAAGTAATTGCAGTCTGGGAAAACATAGAAAAAAATATGGACATACCCACAAATGAAACCATATTACAGGGTTTACAAAGTTCCCACACAGACTTTAAAAGTCTTGAAAGAGAGTACAATAGATTTCAAAGATATTACAAAACCTTAGAGCAATCTGTAATAGCTGATCCGTCTATAGAAGGCGAAGAACAAAACCAGGTTATAGCTTTGATTCGTGAAGAAGCATCTAAGCGAATGCAAGGTATCGAGGAAATACTTGGTAATGCACAAAGACATAATTATGACAATGGGGGACTTACAGCGTCTGAGCAATACCAGGATAAAAAGGAATCTCGCATAAAAGAGATCGACAGTGCACGATCACTCAATGCCATAGAGGTAGATGCACTAGAAGAAGTTAGTAATTCTGAGTGGGTGTATGCAATGGGAAGTGAGGGTGGCCTTGAGGGTAGTTTTGCTTTGGAAGAAATACTTGGTATTCATGGAGGCAGAAGCTCACAGGATGTAGACACCAACTTAGATGAAGAAAGAATAGAGTTTATAGATGAACAAGTTTCTATTCCCGTAAAGATAGACAAA